GGATTATCTAGAGAGCAAAGTGATGCTTGGGGCAGAATCCTAACAGGCCAGAAGTTTATCCTTCCAAGGACTGATACAGAAGTAAGTTACAACTGTGGTCAGCCAATGGGGGCATATTCTTCTTGGTCCTGTTTCTCACTTAGTCATCATCTTGTAGTGCAGTATTCTGCTAAAATGGTAAATAAATATCCATTTAGCAATTACTTACTACTAGGAGATGATATAGTGATTTCGGATGACGATGTTGCCCGACAATATAAGAAATTAATGTCGGACCTAGATGTACCTATCTCAAATCAAAAATCACATGTATCTCTCGATACATATGAATTCGCTAAGAGATGGGTGCACCGTGGGATGGAGATTACTCCTTTCCCTGTTTCATCATTAATTGAGGCCAAGTCAAATTACGTAGACTTGTACTCAACTTTATATGAATGAAGCAGGAAGGGATTCAAACCTAAGGTTTGTCAAAATCTCTGGCGCCCGAACTTTTGTGATTCAATTGCAAGTTTCACGACTGGGCTATGGAAAGGCTCGAACCTTCCAAATACCATATCGAGAAACCTACAATTGATGTTTCTTTTCCCTTTAGACAGAAACTATGATATTCAAAGGATAATACAATTCCTAAGAATAACAGGTAACTGAATTTCCTGTAATATGAGGTTTGACACTTTGGACAATATGTTCCAGGGAGTGTCGGCTCAATTAAAGGTAGAGTTAAGAAACTCACAGATCACTCAAACAACGTCAAACATGACGAGATATATGATGAGTCTCAACATGATGACAGTGGATAAGAGTAATCCAGGTGTGGCTCGTCAGGCATACTATTTCTCTAGACTAGTCCCATTAAACGGAGCCATGGAACAAAAGATCCATGACGTCGGTAGAATGCAGACTAGAATGGATTGGGATGTAACAGATAGATCAACAAATGAAAGAATATTATTTGATGAACCATTTGAAACATTTCCAAGCCTAGATCAATTAGATCGATCTAAGAAATCGGTTCGCCTCACAGGATCGCACGCATGAGTTGTTAAAACAATTGCCCGGACATGAGAAATCCGAGCGAGAGCTTTAACCGCAGGATCTAGGATTAAGCGACGCTAACAAGCCCCACCACCGGATACTTCAACGGTGGCTTAAGGAGCAGGTTCGTG